ATTCTCTATCTGTAGTCAGTTCTGAGACCCCGTTCTTAGGTACAGGGTCCTTATGAGACACCCGTTAGCGTGGTAAACGGGGTGAAACCTTTAACAATAAACGCTGATAACCAATGCTTATTGGTAAAGGTGAGCACATCCTTGTGCTCATTGCTTACTTAGTACTACTTACTTCTTAGCTTTCTTCTCCTTGATTGCCTCGAGTTCGTCGAGAGCTTTCTTGCAACGTGCCTCTACTTCGGCACGTTCTTCTGTGCTGATGGTAGCTGCATAGCCTACTGATGCCACAGCACCCACACCTACGATACCGGCAAGGCCGATAGTTTGGTATACCCAATCAAACACGAAGTTGATTAGCATAATGATGAGAGTGATGCCTGAGATGGCACCGACTAGTTTGAAAATGAAATTCAATGCTTTCATTGTAATACTCCTAAACTGGGATTGAGAACCCCAAACCCGATCTCCCAGAATAGAATCGGGGAAGGGGGCGGATGAATAGTCAACATCCACATATCAACCCACACGCCTATTACCCAGATTTTTTCTAAATTTTTTTTTCGCAGTTACGGAACCTATTGATTTTTCAGAGAATATAAGCTATGCTTATGCCCAAAATACCTTGGAAAATACATGTCCATTACTGCAGGCGATGTTGCATATCTACAATCCTGTTACCCTCGGGCAGCAATCACACCTCTGACGGCTCAGCAAGAGCAGTTTGTCCTCTATATTTTGCGTGGAATGGCCCCTACTCAGGCAGCTAGAGGGGCGGGGTATAAGAGTGCCTCATCTACAGCAGCCCAGTTAATGCAGATGGACAAAATTCAGGCGGTGCTAGCACACCTGCGGAGTGAGGAGCTGGATAACATAAAGGTGACTCGCGATCAATTGACGTTGATGTTGTTCGAAGCGCATCGAAAGTCCGCTACGGCTACAGAAGAGATAACGGCGGTGAGAGAGTTGGGTAAGATGCACGGACTCTATGAGCCAGATAAGGTGCAGACACAGAATTTACACCTGCATAAGGTGGAACAGCTGGAGCGAATGGACGAAGATGAGTTGGTTAAGTTGGCTGGAGCGGATGCCTTCCACCTACCACCTCCACAGAAAGCGTTGACCCCTCCCTATGTTGAGATTGCAAATGACAATACCGACGAAACTCTGTAAGAAGTGTAAAACTGAGCAGAAAGAGACCCTCATGCGTGAGGGTATCTGCGTATTTTGCGCTCAGAAGAAATCGACGGACATCACACAGCTCCATATTAAGAATAAGATAGCGAATCCCGAGCAGGCAGAGAAGATAAGGGCGGAAGCGCAGAATAAAGCGCGGGATCAGGTGCGACGAGTCGCCCAGCGACAAGCAGTGGCTACTGAAAAGAAGCGATTGGACAAAAAAGCGGCGGTTACGGCCCCGGCTAACAAGCAGGAGCTGGCTAAGCAGGAATTAGCACGACGAGAGCTCAGCAAACGACGGTTATTGCCGTTCGTACAACGATTTTTCCCAGAATATCAGGCGGGTTGGGTGCATAAAGACATATGCGGGCGGCTTGAGAAGTTCTCAGAGGCAGTGACGAATAAAGAGTCCCCGCGTTTGATGCTATTCATGCCACCACGCCACGGTAAGAGTCTCTTGGCATCAACTTATTTCCCGGCATGGCACATAGGGCGTAATCCGACCCACGAATTCATCGCGTGTTCGTATTCGGGGTCGCTAGCGATGAGCTTCAGTAGGAAAGTGAGGCAGGTGCTACGGGAAAAGGCGTACCAGACGGTTTTCAAAGAAGCGCGGTTGGATAAGGACAGTCAGTCGGCGGAAGCATGGCTCACCGATAAGGGCGGCGGTTATGTTGCGGCGGGTGTCGGCGGTGCGATCACGGGTAAAGGTGCTCACGTACTGGTGATCGACGATCCGGTCAAAAACAGAGAAGATGCGGAGTCGGAAACGGGTCGGCAGTCGGTTAAGGATTGGTACACATCCACAGCGTACACACGGTTAGCCCCCGGCGGAGGGGTGCTGGTGATACTAACGCGGTGGCACGATGACGATTTAGCTGGATGGCTGCTCGAGCAGCAGGAGTCTGGCGACCAGTGGGAGGTGATCAAATATCCAGCGATAGCGGAGATCGACGAGCCGCATCGTGAGAAAGGCACACCATTGCATGCCGCTCGGTATGACTTAGAGTCCCTCAGGCGTATCCGCGCAGCGGTAGGCCCGCGCGATTGGTCGGCGCTGTACCAGCAGAATCCGGTCGCAGACGAGGGTGAGTACTTCACCCGCTCGATGATACGATATTACACCGAAGAACCGCCGCGTAATGAGATGAAAATTTACGCGGCGTGGGACTTGGCGATTGGTCAGCGCGAGGCGAACGATTACACCGTTGGGTTGGTCATGGGGGTGAGTCCAGACGATAAGCTGTACTTATTGCACGTTGAGCGTGGACGGTGGAACGGGCACGACATCGTAGAGAAGATGCTCGACGTGTACGAAGCATGGCGACCAGACATCATCGGGGTGGAGAAAGGGCACATCGAGATGGCTATCGGGCCGTTCCTCGAGAAGCGTATGCGCGAACGTAACTTATTCGAAGCTTACTTTAAGGATCTGAGACCGGGTAAGCGGGACAAGATGGTACGCGCCCGCGCGATTCAGGGTCGAATGCAGCAGGGTATGGTGCTATTCCCCAAGAATTCTGAGTTTACCGTACCGCTAATAAACGAGTTGCTCCGTTTTCCAAACGGGGTGCACGACGATCAGGTTGATGCGCTAGCGTGGATCGGTCTGATGATGGCAGAGTTCAGTGTGTACAGAGCCCCAGTGGAAAAACCACCACCAAGCTGGCGTGACAAACTAATAGCGTTCGGAAAGGGTAAGAAGAACGCGATGACAGCTTAGGAGTAGAGATGACGAAAGAGGATAGGATGAACGCCCTAGAGGAAGAGCGAGCTCAAGGGGGCGGGCTAGCTGCTAAGATGCAGTCAGACCGAACCCGAAAATCGAAGGCGTGGAATGAGGGAGCCCAGTGGTTTTCAGACGCAATACATACAGACTCCCAGGATACTCATAGGGCAGATGATGCCGAGATTGTGGAGCGTCTTAAAGGATTGGGGTTCCCCGCTGATCGTACCGCAACTGTCTACCCCTCTTCTGGGCTCGCCAACCGTTCCAGTGATTTTAACGATCTGAAAGGCCGTATGGGCGCAGCTAACAGGAAAAATACTCTAGAAGCTGCGGGATATCCCAATTGGTTAGCCCAAGCACAGTCTAATATTGAAGCAACGGGTTACCAAGCAGGAAGCTGGGTGTTGAACAATTTGACAGGGGAACCCGAACATTACACAGAAGCTCTCGCAGACTTGCAAGCCAACTTGCGAGGTATACGGGACGATCCAGAGGGGGTCCAGTCAGTCGATGATATATTTAATCAGTACGCTGATCGAACAACTCCCAAAGCTGTAGAGCGGGCGAGATTAAATGAGCGCCTACAGAATATCCAAGATAAATACCCCCTATTCAAAAATAGAATGGGCACCCCCGTACGTGTGGAATACCAGAACCCTAAATTCCCAGCTAGAGGCGGTGCAGCCGAAACGTACCCACCTAATGAACATGACGCTGAAGGTAATCTAGTAAATGACAGCGACCAATGGACTATAGGTATAGACAACCTTGATGACCCCCGGACCAAAGGTAATCTAGATAATTTAATACTGGGGGAGTTATTACATACCATCAAAGGACAGGACTACTATGCAGGACGTGAATGGGATCGCATGGCTAAGAATGTGATGGATATGCGAGACCCGGAACAGCTGAAATTAGACGACACTGCATACGATAAAACCATAGCAGAACATTACGGCGGCGATCCTTCTCGGTATTCAAAAGACCAGTGGGAGAGTGCCCATAGACGCGATGCCTATGTGCGTTCTGTTTTGGCTCCCGATAATAATGCAGAGCGGTGGACAAATGCTGAGCAGGAAGGATATATAAAAAATCATATGGAACCCTTCTTATACGACCCCAGCATACGTATGCTAGGGGCAGTTAAAGGAGATAGTTTTTCTGAGAAGGCGCAATCCGTTTTCCACCCTATGAATAGCATGGCGGATGACCCAAGGTTTCTTTCAGAAGTGGCGCAAGAGCGTACGCTCACCGGAGACCAGCAAGACCTAATGCGTAAGTATTTCGCGAAGCAACCCCAAGCTGCGAAAGACAAACGTGGATTAGCTAGAGAATTTTTAGCATTTTAATATAGGACAACGACAATGGCTACAGAGAATAATTGCGCTTGCGTAGACTGCAGATACAACGATGATCAGGTATGTGGTGCTCCTGCTATCGAATTAACCTACGGACAGGACGGAAAGTCCTGCGAGTGTACGACGTATGAACCCGTAGAACAACAGCGGGGTTCTGTACCGCCCGGACTAGGCGCTCCTAGAGGATATTAGGATGACTAAAAATAAACGGGTTCTGAAAAACGAGAAAGAACGTCTGCTAGCTGACGAACAATGGCGACGTTACGTACGTGCCAGAGACTCAGGGCATACTGAATATGTAACTATGGCGAAGAAATGTGATTCCTTCTACCGTGGCGAACAGTGGGATGAACGCGATGTCGCTAAGTTAAACGCAGAAGGCCGCCCGACTCTCACTATAAATACCGTGCTGTCTACGGTTAATACCGTCCTAGGCGAGCAAGCGAATAAGCGCGGTGACGTACGATTTCTCCCTAAGCGTGATGCCACACAGGATGTCGCAGAGATTCTAAACAAACTGTTCATTCAGATTGGTGACAATAACCAGCTAGACTGGCTGGAGTCACAGGTCTTCGCCGATGGTATTATTCAAGAACGTGGGTATTTCGATGTAAGAGTGGATTTCAGTGACCATATCGAAGGGGAGATTCGGATAGAATCCAAAGATCCGCTAGATATCATCATAGATCCTGATGCTAAGAACTATGATCCGAAGACTTGGAATGAGTTCTTTGAATCCCGTTGGCTGTCCCTAGAAGAAATTGAGATTATGTACGGGCAGGATAAAGCCGACCGACTTCGTAATATAGGCGCTAACGGACAGCGCTATAGCCACGATAGTATGGAAATCCGCGATAATCGTTTCGGAGAAACCCTAGATGGTTATGGATATGAATCTTCACCTGACCCCGATGAGAAAGCTAGTGTAAAATCCATACGGGTTATTGAACGGCAGTATCGTAAGAACTCGATGACTTCTTTCTTCGTCGATAACGAGACCGGGGATATGCGGATGGTCCCTGATAACTGGTCAGACCAGCGGGCGAAATTACTTGCAGGGCAGGCTAATCTATCAATTATTAAGAAGCAGGCCCCGCGTGTACGTTGGACGGTGACTGCGGATAAAGTTGTACTTCATGATGACTGGAGTATATACAACGATTTTACCATTATACCGTTCTTCCCATACTTCCGTAGAGGTAAGCCGTTTGGAATTGTACGTAACCTAATCAGCCCCCAAGAGCAGCTCAACAAGATCAGTTCCCAAGAGCTGCATATTGTGAACACCACCGCTAATAGTGGTTGGGTAGTTGAAGGGGGTTCGCTTTCAAATATGACGGAAGATGAATTGGAGGAGCGCGGCGCTGAAACGGGGCTAATCATAACCTATAACCGTGGCTCTACGCCTCCTGTGAAGATTCAGCCTAATCAGATCCCAACAGGTCTGGATCGGATTGGCATGAAAGCTGCTAATAACATTAAGGAGATATCTGGAGTATCGGACTCATTGATGGGTTTCGATTCTGCTGAGGTCTCTGGCGTAGCAATACAAGCCAAGCAAGCTCGCGGGCAGGTACAGATCCAAGTACCCCTGGATAATCTGTCTAGGACAAGGCACATTATGGCGCTCAAGGTTCTCGATTTGCTGCAGTCGTTCTACACGGAGCAACGGGTGATACAGATAACGGATTTCCAAAATCCAGATCAGTCCAGAACGCCTATGACTATCAATGAGGAGACCGCGACAGGAGAGGTCATCAACAATATTACATTAGGTGAGTATGATGTAGCTATTACCACAGCGCCGTCTAGGGATACCTTCAACGATTCTCAGTTTGCAGAAGCCATTAGTCTGCGTACTGCAGGCGTTCAAGTGCCTGATGATGCGATCATCGAATATAGTCATTTAGCTCAGAAAGACGAGTTGGCTAAACGAGTACGCGAAATGATGGGTCAAGGCGAGCCTACTGAAGAAGAGATGCAAATGCAGCAGATGGTACAGCAATTAGAGATCAAACAGCTCCAAGCTACCGTAGGTAATCTGGAAGCTGATATAATGCATAAACAAACTCAAGCACAACTTAACCAAGCTAAAGCACAAGACATTATTATTGATGATCAATTCGATGTTCAGAAACTCCAAGCTGATATGACATCTAACCGTGAGAGCCTCATGCTAGATGTTCAGAAAATGCAGTTAGATCTTGTATCTAAACGCGAAGAGCTAATGACCAAACTAGAAATCGCTAAGATCGCAGCACGATCGCATACGCAACATAGCACCCACTAACCACCATAGGAAATATCATGGCACGAGCAGCAGTAGTAGAAGACCAACCCGAAACTAAAGTAGAACCCGAGCAGGAGCAGGAGACTGAGGTAGTCGAAGATCGAGGCGACAA